ACAGCTCAGAAGGATTCAGGCCACTGCCGGGATGCGTGCAGTGCGGCCAGAATTTCGACACGGCCGTCACGGACGCGGTCGGGCAAGATGTAGGGAGTGCCGCTGACAACGAATTCCCGGGTCCCTTCGACGCGGCCCGGTCGACCCATGTCCGGAAAATCGGCGAGCCTAGCGACGCGGGCTTCCATCTCGAACGTCAAACGCTCCGCGACATTGCGATCGCTGGCCGCGGTATAGGCGAAGATCGCATCGATCTCGGCAAGGGCTCTGGGTGTCCAGACCAGTTTCACGCCTTCGTCCGATACTTGTCGAAAACGGCTCTGACCTCTTCATCCGTTGCAAACTCGCCGCGATCGGCTTCCGCGATCCCGTCTTTGATTCTCGCGATCTGCCACGCGTTCAGCGCGACATAGTTCTCGATCGCCCGCGCCGCGATCCAGCTTCGCGAGCGGTCGGTGTCGGCGGCCAGCGCGTCGAGGTGGCGCAACACCCGTTCTTCAAGTTCCTTAGCGCGGTTGACCGTCTGCACCTTGTCGTCGGTCTGCGGCTGATAGCCTGCAACCGGAAGTCCTGCGTGTGTCGTCATTTCAATCGCTCCTCTATCGCCTCGGTTTCTTGTGCGCCGGTCGCCCGCCGCTCTCTCGGTCTGGATCGCGCGGCCCGAATATCCGGTAGGCCGTGCGCGTGCTCGCGAACTCCTGTTGCAGCTTGGCCGGGAACGCATCGAATGCGGCTTGGGCGCTGCGGTACTTTTTCCGATTGCACCAATGATTTTGCCACCGTTCGCGCTCGCTGGCCATGTTTGGCGATAGCCAATGCTCGACTATCCCCGGCTCCGCCTTGGCCCACCGCGCCCGCGCCACCTTCTTGGCGTGGCCGCGCGGCCGCTCACGGCCGGATGCGACCTTGTTCGCGCCGGTCTCTACTGCCTCGCGCCATTTTGCACCATCGCGCGACGTGATGCCGGTGCGCGCCTCGACGATCACGGCGCAGGTTGCGGCCAGCGCGGCCAGCGTGGCGCTATAGATCGACGTGGGGCGGGTGCCGTCCCGGCGCATCTCTGGGATCGCCCAAAGGTCAGCGACGATCGCGCCCTCCGTCGAGCGGGTGCGGCGCTGCCACTCCATCAGGTCGTCGCCGTGCTCGCCTGCTGTGTACTCTGCGGCGAGTTTCCCGCCGTGCTGGTCGAGCCACGCGCGCACAATCGCCCGCTGGCTCTCTGTGGTGTAGGAGCGCAACGGGCGATAAAATGCGACGTAACTGTGGGGAAGTGGCTTTGCCATGGCAAACAGTGATACAGGACTTGACATACCCTGTCAAGGCGTCTATGTTCTCAACATCAGACACGGGAGAAGACCAAATGTCCGTCCAGTACGCGAGGGTCGAGCACAAGTCCGCGAGCTTGTCTTCCGAGTTCGGCCAGAGCTTCGCCCGCCGCATATTCGGAGACGCTGTGATTGACGCGCTGCCGAAGATCACGCGGGGGAAGCGCAAGGGCGAGACTTCCGGCCAAATTGAATGGGAGAAATGCACGACTGGTGGCTGGAGCAACGCGCGTGGTGGCGTTGTCCGCCCTGGGGTGCTCAACGTGAAGATGCGGTCAGGAAGCGCGCTGTACCTCGACCCGCGCTCGTGGATGACTGAGGACTGCCACGCCAAATGGGTCGCACGCGGTCGCCCAGCGTGGCGGCACGACGAGCCAATTTGCGATATTGAAGATCGGTGGGGCGTCCTCGCCGACAGACGAGAAAAAGTGCGCAACGAGATCGGCATTGGCGGCGAAGCCGCATAAGACAGGAAAGGCCCGATCCTCAAAATATTTGCAGTATGGCGCTTGACATACATGTGGTGATGCGCTAGATTGCAATTGTCACTGAGGCACTGAGCCAACCCAACGAGGACACTGACATGACCATCACTCTCCACTACTACGCGGACAAGGCGGCACTGCTCGACAATGCAGAGACCAACGAGGACCGGGCGGCCATCGAAGCGTCGTATGCTGCTTACGCCGACTATCTGGCCGGAGAGGGCTTCGAAATTGACGCCGACAGCGGCCAGACGACCTATTGCACGACCGGCGGCGAATGGCCGGAAGGCGTCAAGGGATTTTGGGACTGGTACAACTGATGACGCCCAAGGATGTGGCCCGAGCGCGCGAGCGTCTCGGGCTTAGTCTTTTCGAGATGGCCACAATGCTCGGCTATCTCGGAGAGCAGCGAAACCAAATGATGCACGACCTGACGACGGGCCGCCGGTCCATCCGGGAGCCACAGCGCCGGCTCATAGAGGCGTACCTGTCCGGATACCGTCCGAAGGACTGGCCAAGCGAAGCAAGATAGAAAGGGCCGCAGTCATGGGTGGGAACGCAACGCCTCAACCTGCAAGAAGTGCTCGCAAGTGCTGACCAAGATTTCCGTCTATGCATACTGATGACCGCGCGCAACCGGCCTATTATGTCATCCCCATAATAGCCAATACGGCAAGCACGACTGCCGCACAAACGAGAACCCAAACGAGAATGTCCGTTTTCATGGCATGGGCACCCATGGCATTTTTATTTTGATGACGATCAGAGCCAAAGCCGCCACGGCGCTGATAAGAGCGCTGATTGTCCACATCGCCGCCCGCCGCTGCAAACCGCTTAGCTCGGAACTCACTGAGGATATGTGGTCGCTCAAATTGTGCATGTCCTCTCTGAGCATTTTCATGTCGTTCACGTCGTATCCCTGAGCCACCTCCAGCGCCTTCACGCGGGCCTCGATCGAGTTCGCCCCGTAGGGCCTTATAGGCGGGGTGTAATCTGGGTGCATAGGACATGGCTCTAGCTCTTCGGTTTGTCGGTGGACGCCACGCGTTGGGATTTCTCGCACTCGGCTTTGTAGACGACTTCCTTGCCGTTCTTCAGCGTGTCGTACCGGCTGTTGTGCTCGGCAACTTCACGCTGCGTTTGGCAGGTGTCTTTTGGAGAGCTTGAAATGTTCTTGAAGGCGTCGATTGCGCCCTTAGTCGATACGGCGGTAGGGGTCGAGCACCCCGCTAGTAGCAGGGTCGCGAGAGCGAGCGCCGGCACGGTCAGCTTTGGTGACATTGGTTCTGTCCTGTTTTTCGACGCGCGCACGCTCCTTCTGAACGCCGAAACCAACCAGCTTGAACACGACAACGGCAACGACAGCACCAGCAGCTATGAACTGCCACATGAGGCGAGAAAGCCCGAGCATCATGCGTCCCTCCACTTGTCGAGAAGATACGGAATGCCAAATATGCCGGCGACGATCAGAACGCCGACGATGACAAACGGGTCAGAGTGTCCGGCCAAGCCCTTCCAGGCCGAAACATTGGAAACCGTATCGATGAGCGCCGGAGGCGGAGCCGGAATGCTCCCCGTAGTGGTGACGACGCCCACGCCGCTGGAGACGATCGCCGTGCCGGTGGCCACCACCTTGCGGGACAACGGCTCCGGCGTCTCTTGCACGCGCTGCGGCATGTTCGGAACTTCGGACGCGCCGATCGGCTTTAGAAACAGCGAAGCCTCACGCGCCCGCCGTGACACGAGCCCAGGCAATACCTTTTTGCCCGCCTTGTTCCACATCGAAAACGCTTCCGCAGCGCCGGCCCTGTTGCCACCATTCAGCCGCTTCAATACGCTAGATTTCTCGAACGCTGCGGCCCCGATGTTGTAGGATAGCGACGTGAGCGCATCAAATTCGTTCTGGTTGATCTCGACCGTGACCAGCCTGCTCACCGTCGCCTCGTGCTTGGCGATTTCCTTCCGCAGCGCGGCCTCGGCTTCCTCGGCCGTCATCCGCATTCCGAGCCGCACACCTTCGGTCAATCCGTGACCGATCGTCGGGACTCCAGCCGGACAAAGATAAGCGACACAAGACCCGTCTGGCTGGCGCGTGTGGAACCCCTCGAAGCCCTTGATAAGCTTCAATCCTTCGTCGCTGATGATCATGGCATCACCCCGTATTGTTGTAGGAGACGCATCAACTCGTTGTGATTGTCGCCAGCTATCGGTTTTGATAAAGGCTGCGGAATATGGCCCTGAACAGGGGCTGATTGTTCACCCCACCCTGGTTCTTGCCGCCCCGACAGCTTAGAATAAAGCATGTAGCCGATATTAGGAGCAGCGATAGCAAGCCTCGTCCCTGCACCCCAAGGGCTTAAAGACGCAGCAGCGATGGCCCCATGTAGGATATTCCCTTGGTTTCTATATGCCCAATCGCCGACGAGTTCACGTGGCAGATAATACGGCGCGTCGAGCGGAACTGTTTTTGGAACACCCCACCAAGATTGTTCTCGTACCGTCCCGCCGTCTTCGCTAACACTTTTTCCCTTGGCGTCATCCGCAGTTTGAGCCATGAGGCCGGAGAGAGAACCACGAGCTTGGTCCGCAGCAAGAAGGTTAGCGCTGTCGGATTTGGCAGGGTCGAAGGCGGCGTTGACGGAACGTAACTGTGACGGGTTTTTTACGACAACAACATCTCCATTTTTTCCGCTTGGTGTGCTATAATTTTTCAACAACACACTATCGAAGCCAGCATCCCAAGAGTCGGCCAATGTCGCAGCAACCTCAAAATTCTTCTCTGAACCGTCAAGAGTCAGGCGACCTCTTTTTGATGACCTGTGAAGAAGCGGAAGAACGCTGGAATTCTCCATTGTGCCCAGAGACGCGCGCTCAGCAAATTCGTTCGCGATCTCAGGTGAGCGGGACGAGGAAACTCCAAGTGATCCCGCTCGACTCCCCGACGTTGCCCCGCCAAAATCAAGTTTGAACTGATCAAAGTCGGCGGCTGTGCCGTGATACAATATATTATTAAGATCGAACCCCATCTCCTTTGCCCGCGCCATTCTTGCTTCATGGCTCATGTCGAGGGCGTTGTCGGCGGTCTGGGCCAATCTACCCCCAGCACTTCCCACCGCTCCCCTAGGCATAAACGGCCCGGCCATTGCCCCAAGCCCAAGCGGAGCGAGCATGTCGACCGGTTCGACCTTTTCGGGAAACGCAGCAGCGCCCATCCAGTTGTTCGCGGTCTGCGCTCCGTCGAGCATCAGGTTCGGCACCATGTTCATAAGCCGAGATCCGGCCTCGGATGCCTGGGCTCCAAGGCTGGCGTCATCCGGAATAGGCGTCGGCGCGAACTTCTTCTTCTGGGCTTGAAGCCAATTCGTCGCTTGACCAAACAAGCTCTCATCATAGGTTCTGTTCCGCGCCATCCGCACGAGAGCATCAGCGGTGGTATAATCCTGACTATCTGACGACAGCCTTGGATCTTGGTAGGCCATGCCGTAGAGGTCTAAGAGGGATTTCATGGGTCCAGCCTACGATGGGGGAAAAGTGGACAAGGCAATTGTCGTCATCGTCACGACGTTGATACTCGCAGGGCTTGGCGTGGTTCTAAGGAACTCGTTTGACAACGGCAGCTGGTGGTGGCTGTTCCCTGCCGTTTGGGCCTGCATCTTCGCGGGGATCTGGTACATGGGCGAAGATGAGGACCGGAATATTCTCCGGCGCATGTGGCGGGCCGTTACTCTCCGGTCGTGGCGTCGATAGCTGCCGGCGAAGTGCCGCGCACAACGTCACGGACAAACGTTCTGATCCGTGCCCGTTGTTGGTTGGTCAGACCCTGCTTGCGAGCTTCCGCCATAAGGCCGCGCACCACTTCGTCTCTATGTGCTCCACTCGCAACAAGCATCCTTGCCATGTCCGTTGCAATCCGAGCGTTGCGCTCGTTGAGAGCGCCGGCAGTAACGATGTTGGCGATACGTGCAGCACCCTCAGCAATGATGCCGGTCAAGCTGGTTCCGCGAAGCTGGGCGGCGTTGCTCTGGTCGTACTGGCGCGGGACAATATCGCGGCCAGCCTGCCGGCGAGCCGTAGCAGAGTTTGAAAGAGCTTGATTTGCTGTTGTCGCGAACTCGCTCTCTGCGTCGATTGTATTGAGCAGCCGATCCGCAGGGCCATGCCCTGCTATAACTCGCACGTTTTGTCGGTTGTATTCGCTATTGAGCGCACGCCTTGCCGCTGCATCTCCGTTGGGTCCAAAGTTGGTTGCAGCGCGACCCATGACGTTGCGCAGATCCGCCCGACCGCCAGCGCGCATCATGTCACGCTCAAAAGCGCTCATGCCGGCCATGTCAGCGCGAAGCTGCTGCGGGTCTGCCTTAGATGAGAATACGCGGGACCCTGTCTCAAGCGCTTCCCGCCCACCGATGCCTTCGCCAGCGATAGCGCGGCCCTGAGCCCACGGGCTTTGCGCAGGATTGCCTGGGCTCAGCAGGTTGTCGACGTGTTCGCGAAGATCACGGGCCAAGTTCGAATAAAGCCGTTCCTCGTTGGTCCCGCGCCCTGCCGCTCGTGCCGAGTCGTCAAGTGACCGCTTGATAAGATCAATGCCGTGGCCAGTGTTCACCACGTTGTTAGGGTCAACACGTTCCATACGCATCATGCGGTTGACGCGCGGCCATACGTCATCGGGAACAGCCTGCAAGATGCCGACTAGGTTCTGGTCGACCGGGATTTGCGTTTGATAGAACTGGCGATAGAACGGGGCGGCTTGCTGGTTGTACTGCTGCCGAATGGCTTGCTCCATAGCGCGCAAATCCACAGGAGCGCCAAGCTCTGCGTTTAGAGCCGATCGAATGCGCCGCGGAGCGCCTTCCGCGCGCTGTTCTAGTGCAGCCTGGACTACCTGCCGTTGCCGGCCAGGCTGTTGAGCAACTGCCTCGGTTACGTCACGAAAAGCGGCGTTTGCATCGGCTAGCATTCCTTCCGGCCCGTTGGCCCGCGCTGCCTGTAGGTCAACACCGCTGTCTTGTGCAACCCGAGTGAGCCGGTTCACCGCGTTGCGGTCGTATCCTGCAACCTCTGGCGCAATCGGGCTCATGCGGTTGCGAGCTGCTGCGACGGTATTGGACACGCCAGACGCTATGAGCGGGGCCGCTGCACCTATCATGCCGCCTATCGCCGCGCCCATCGCCGCGTCAGTGGCACGGTCTGCCACGCCTTCGCCTTCGCCAGCGCCATAGAGAGCGCCATATCCAGCGCCGGTCAGCGCGGCATTGCCGACACGAGGCGCGAGCGTAGCGCCCTGGAATACGCGGGCCATGGGAGTCGCAGGAGCCGACGCAATGCCGCCGGCAAGCTTCGTTAGCCCACCAACAGTCACGTCACCGATGACAGGGAGCTTGCCAACTACAGTGGATTCCTTGTCGGCTAGTTCGTTCTTGGCCCGCTCGTAGGCAAGCGCCTCGTCATACGGCCTGCCGCCTAGCATCTCAGGGAGTATAGAAGCCGTTGCCGCGTTTGCTTCGTCAAGCCACGAGCCAAGCCCTGTGCCGCGCGCCAGATTGCGAACTGTATCGTCGACAGCCGTCATCATCGGGCTTGCTTTGCGCTCGGCTGATACTTGGTCAAGCGCGCGTTGCTTTATAGGATCAACAGGCTTTTGCGCGGTCTGCGGCATCTTCTGAAATGCAGCCACAGCCGACTGAGCATCCGGGGCCTCGACCTCGAACAGCTTTCCGTCAGGCCCCTGAAGCTCAAATACAGCCATCAGCGCTTCTCCCTGATGCGGATGCCGTTGCCGAGATCCTGCCAGCCGTCATTCTGCGGTGCTGCCGGTTGCCGAGTACCGCCGCCGGCTGCGTTTTGAGCGCGTGACGCTCCAAGCCGAATGACCTGCTCGAGATCAGAAAGCGACTGCTCAAAGTCTTCAGGCGTCTGCGCGCGATCAAGGCGGGCAAGGGCCTGCGTTGCCTTCTGCCCTTCCGCCTCTGTGATCTGACCGCCACCCTTGAGAGAGTTGAACGCCTCAAGGAACGTCTTGCCCTTGGCTTGCTCGACAAGGTTGACGAAGCCACGCTGTTGCGTCCCAGGTATGCCGGGGACAACGCCAGCCGCACCGACGCCGTACTGCTTGCCTGGATGGTTCCTGATCTGGTCAAGCGTCTGGATAGCAAGCGCCGCGTTATCGAGAACGCGCGGGAGGTCTGCCGCAGCCTTGCCGCCTGCCTCTCCCAGTTCCTTCTGCCGCGCCGCGCCGGCCACGTCTTTCTGAATTATCGCTGTCGGAGGCCCTGCCGGGTTGATCGGGTTGGGCTGCGCAAATCCAGTGCCAATGTCCAGATACTTATCGGCGCGCTTCATGGTGATATACTGCTGCCGCTGTTCTGGGGACAGACTGTTGAAATACTGCCACTCTCGCACGTTGGAAGGCATCTCACCGCCGTTTGCTGCCTCCCGATTCAGCTTGCCGATTTGCGCCTGTTGAAGCTGCAATGCCCCTTGCTTCTGCTGCCGTTCCAGCGGATCGACCACGATCCCCGCCTCTGCCATCAGCATCTTCGGACCCGTCATCGGGTCCATTTCTTCCGGCGATAAGTTCGCAGCGCCGCCTGGTATCATCTTGAGTGTCCGCTGCCACATCGCATTGCGACGGCCTGGGTCTTGCTCCAATTCCACGGCTTGCGCAGCCGATGCCAAGCGCTTTTTGACGGTCTGCTCATCGACCCGCGCCTCGGCTTGGTATTGCCGGCCAAGGTCCAGCTCGCCCAATCCCATCGCCTGCCGCGCCGCAGCCTTTAGGTCGCCGCCCGCCGCTGTCTGGCCTATGGCTTGCTGGTTCGAAAACTTTTGTGCTGCGTCTGATCCCGCCTGATAATTCCGCAGCGCGCCAACTAGCGGCGCTGTGTCAAGCCCCGGATCGCGGATCTGGATTTGCGGCAAGTTCAGAAACGGAATCGCCATGGATCAGCCCTTCGGAAACAGGTTCTTAATACCGCCGGCCAAGTTCCCGGCCGCACTCGTGCCATACATGCCGGGCGTTGCCGCCTGAATGGCGGGAGCCACCAACGCCATGAGGTTGTTAAGACCCGTCGACCGTGTGCCAGCCAGCGCCGACCCGAGCCCGATCCGGTTGCCCGCCTGCTGCTGCGCAACACCGAACTCGAGATTTGCTTTGTTGCCCGCGTTGCCGGCCTGGATGCCGCCGCGGTCCGCGCCGTACCCATAATCGAGTGCGCCGATCTGCTGACCGCTCTGCATGTTGGCATTGGCCGACGCCGTGCCGAGCCCGGTCGAAACGTTCGCGAGGTTCTGACCCAGCCCGTTGCGCAAATTCGCAATGTTGTTCCCGGCTTGATTGTTATAGCCGGCGACTTGGCTCGCCACCTGGCCGCCCTGCGTGCCCTGCTCTCGCAGCCGGTCGAGATACCTGTTGAGGTCCGTCGACCCGCGTTCGAGGCTAGCCCGGCTTATGGCCGTTGCCGTCCGACCAGACCCGAACTGACCCGACGCATTGGCCGATCGCTGAATGGATCGGTTCGCAAGTTCCTCGTTGAACTGCCGGAACGGATCGTTTGCGGCATACTCGTTATAAAACCCTGTCGCCGCATCAGCGCCGTTGACGCCAAGCGCGGTATCATAGAGCCCCTGGGCTTTTTGGCCGCTCTTCAAGTAAGGGTCGAGAACCTGGTTCGTGCGCGCCAAGGCGTCGTTAATCGCGCCCTCAGCCCTGCCAGCGCCGGTTTCAAGGTCGCCCCTAGCTGTGGTAGCCCCGCCCTGCAACGCCGCCAGCGCACGCGCTAGGGCGTCATCCATGCCGCCGCGTGCTTTGGTGTACCCGGACTCGAGCGAGCCGAGCTGCTGCCCCGTGCCAGCGTCGAGCGCCGTGAGCGCGCGGGCCTTGCCGGCGTCAAGCATCTGGTTGGCGTCGGCGGTTGCCATCTTGGCGTCACGTCGCGATGCGCCACCAGTCAGGTTGCTAAAAAAGCCCATCTAAGCCTCGCTAGATTGTCAGCTACGCGATGAAACACATCGCCAAAAACTCTACTGTCGTCGCGCCGTGGTCATGTGTGTTCAACCATCGAACGCGCCCGCTTTGATCCGATATGTGATTGTAAACCCAGCTAGAGCCAGGCCAGGGCCTGCGTAAGAATCGTCCCGAAGCCTGATTTCTTCCTTGAGTACCGCTCTGGACGATTCGATCGCGAACGTGAGCAGCCCTATTGATGTGACAAACCGAGCCCATGTGCCGCTCAATGACTGGAACACCTTGTGCTCCATCACGAATGTACCGCCCATCTTGAGCCAAGCTCCGGACGGCAGCACGCTGAACCCGGTGGAATAAACGATCTGACAAACGCCCTGGATGTGAGTAGCCGCAGGGTGAACAGCACCTAGATCAATGGTTGCCGTTCTGGTTTGCCACGACGACCCTCCATACCTGAGATTTGGCCTCGTAACCGACCCATTGAGCTTAGTCAGCGTGTGATAATGGCGATCACGACTGTCGAGAGCCACGCTGCCATCAATATCGGTGACAATTGCCAAACCACTTTCCAGCAAGAGGCTCATATCGTGCACGCGTCCACAATAGGATTGACGTCTGGACACAGAGCCGTGGTGGTAGACCCTGAAACCGTAAAACTCAGGCGGTTTATGGCTGGCACGAGGCCAGCCATGTTAAACCGAAATCCGATGTAGGGCTGGCCCGTGTTGGTGTCACCACTAACTGAGACAGTCCATGTCCGCCCAGCGGACATTGCCAGCGTGCCACCCGTCTTTTTTCGCAAATAGCGCTTTTTTGATGAGAACCCGGACGGCGAAATCGTGACTTCCGTTCTGTCGATCAGGATCGATGCCATTAAACCAAATCCTCCGAAATGTAGACCGTCACGCTAATTGGCGACGGCGGCGTGATCGTGTGGAATGATCGAGTTTCGTGGATCAGCACGTTCGTTGCGTCGATCCCCAGCGTCCACATGATGAGGTTATCGTCTGTCGTTCGCATGATGGGAACCGTCCCCATCAACGGGACATTGACCCCGCCAATAACCGCAAATGCGGCCACATCAGGCACGCCGGCTTGCCCGTGAGGGCCGAGCGTGATCGTTCGGGATCGGCTGGATACTGTAGTCAGCACTGTCACCGACGTTGTGAACGTCCGTGCGGGCAGAAACCCCAGATAGTCTAGATCAGAATGAACGTGCACCCGCGATAGGTACGATTTTGGGTCGGTAAACGCGAGATCATCAGGGCCGTCGTAAATGGCAAACTTGCCGGCCACGCCATCCGCCTGGAACCGAACAGCCATCAACCGCTCTCCATGTATATGCGTCGGTTCAAGAGGTCGAAGTCTGCTTTGCCGTCAACGCGATAGAGCCGCATGTTCGGCAGATCGAACCGCACCGTGTCGGCAGAGTTACGGATGAGCCCAGCAGTCACGGTGCCCACGTCGGCGCTGATAGCCGATAGAGTTGAAACACTGAGATGCCTCGCTAGGATAGACCCATCAACGAGCACGTTACCGTTGATGCCAACCGTCGGAACGCCGTTGACCAATCCCACCACGAACGCGGTGATCGTCGTCCCAGGAGCTGTCGGGTGTGCCACGACGAACTTGTCAGCCACGACTGAAAACTGCGACCCGCTCGCCCCGCCGTCGAGCCGAACCAGGCCAATAACCTGGTTGTTTCCGTTGATCGCGACGGCCCATCGCGCGTGAATTGCGCCGATGTCGCCGCCGATGCCGGCGATTTGGCTATCAATTGTGTCAAGCTGGCCGTTGATCGATGTTTCCAGCGTCGAGACTTTGCCGTCTAGTGTCGTGAGGTTGCTGTTCGTCGTCGAAAGGTTGCTGTTCGTCGTGGTAAGGTTTCCACTCAATGTCGACAGGTCAACTTCAACCGTTCCAAGATCTCCCTGCAAGCCCGACACAAGCGTTATCGTGTTGGAGATCGAAAGACCTTGCTCAACAGTCGTATCTTTGAGTGCGGCAATCGTCAGCTCGACAGACGTAAGATCCGCGCTGATCAGATCAACCGTCGTATCGATCGTGCCGACGTTGGTCTCGATCGTGTTGACGGTCAACACCGTCTTCCGCAGGCTGTCGATCATCCGCTTGATCCACGGATACCACTTCGGCGTGACGCGCCGGTAACGGTCGATAAACGGCTCGGTCGCGCTTGGTGCAGACATTGATTTTGCATTGAGCGGCATCGCTTACCCCTTCACCGCGTAGGCATCGACGGCCAGTCCCGTGATCGCCTTGGCCCTCGTGTTCTGACTCGACGCCGGCACCACGTCCGCATAAAGCGTGTTGAACCGCATCGGATTCGGGAAAGCGTGCACATGCGGTGGAATGATCGTCATCGGGACGCCGGTCCCGTTTTCGTTGATGGCGTTAGAGATCGTAAATTTGAACACCTTACCGTCTTCTTTGGACTGGCCGAGCCGGTTCCACTTGAACCGTTGCTTGGTGCTGGCACTCTGCCCGATCGTCTTGGACCTCGGCCCGATGTAGGTCGATCCGTTGTTATCTGAATGATAGAGGCTGACCGCGCTGTCACTGGCTATCGAGTTTGTGGCCGTCATCTGATAGAGCGCGCCCGACGTGTAATCCCCGACGATCAACTTGGCTCCAAACTGGGACGCCTCCGAGATCCGCCATTTCGTCAACCCGCTGCTTTCGCGCTCGTGCCAAAGCCCCGTTGTCGTGTCGTAAGTCCAGGTCCAGGCCGCACCGCTGATCGTGTAGAAGGTGTGGCCGTTGATGGCGTAAGTGAACGCCTTGAGGTTCGCGGCCGTCTCGGCCGAAACAGCTCGGTCGACGGCATGGGTACTGATCTTTTGAGCCTGATAGCCCGTCAGCGCACAAACGCCAAGATAACCGCCGTCTGCGTTGACGGCCGCAAAAATCACGCTGTCCGACGCCTCTGCCCCGCCCATGGTGATCTCGACGGCAGAGCCGGCCGCATAACACCCAAAAGAAGCCGCCGACGCGCGCTCGAACGGGAAATCCGTGTTTCCGGTGTTGGACCAGAACTCTGTCGAGTGCGACCCGAACAGCACGAGATCTGAGCCGCGCGTTTTCGAAACGATCAACCCGTCAGGAGAACTTTCAGCCTTCGCAAAGTCGAGTTCATCGACCGCCGCGTCATCAATGGCCGAAATATACCACTCGCCGCTGTCGTCGATCAGAACGAAATAGCCGTCGATCTGACTGACTGAGATATAAGAAATCGACGCATCCGGCATGGTCGGTGTCGTGACGCTGTGATCTCCGGTCGCGATCAGCCGGTTGAGCCCGTCCGACGATGACACCCACACTTGTGCGTTCGGTGTCTTTCGGTTGCGCGCCATGGTTACGGTCCCCGACGTGGCGAAAGCGCCCATGTCGGTTACGGTGCCTGACTGGTTGACCCGGAACAGCCGCTGATTGCTGACCCCGTACATGATCACGCCGTCGAGGTTCAATAGCGCCCGCGTTACGCCACCGCTCGAAACCGTACCGAACGACGTGAACCCCTCGCAGGCATAGACCGGATAACGCAGCTTGCCCTCTTCTCCAGTATCTTCGGCGTATCCATTGATAATCCGTGCCGCGCCATCAGCACCGGAGCGGCCAGGGTTGGATCTGAGGCCGAGCGAAATGGGCGTGAGCGCCATCAGTAGTAAACCGCCCGCACGGGTAGCCCGCTCGACTTCACGCTGGTGTGCCGGCGCAAGCGCTTCAGGATGATCATTTCCTCGGCTTCCTTCTCGCTGGCGTTGATCGGCTGGCCAAACGCGGAGCGAACCTCTAGCGCCACGAGATCGCGCATGATCAGAAACACAGCCGGCGGGATGTCATCGCGCTTCCAGTAGGTCAGTTCGGGACCGTGCGCGCGGATCTCCGCCCATTTATCCTCATAGGCCGAAATAATGAAATTCGAGTCGTCAGTGTCCGCGCTTTCAGTCGCGTCGATGATCGTCAGATAGCGAAGCACGGCGGTTGCAAGCTCAGCCTTGGTTCTCATCTGTAAACATCCGTCACATCATCGTGGAAGGGAGACGCCTGCACCACGAACGAACCAGCATCTACTACCGTGTAGCCCGAGGCGTTGGTGGCGACCCACCGAAACTGCCATCGGCCAGACTTGTTCGGCGTAACGTCGCAGATGTAATCTCCAGTGCTCTCGCGCGTGACGTTGGCCGACGTGCCGTAAGTGTACGTCGTCGCTGCTCCGTAGGGTTCCATGACGAGGCAAGCCACCGTCGAAGCGTCAACGTCAGCGTCATTATCGTCCGTGATATTGACCGTGAGGCTTACGGTCTGGCCGATGTAAATTCGTCCCGGTGTCAGCATGAACGCGTTGTCCTCATGTGCAGGCGCTGCCCACCGCTGGATGAAGCTGACAGGCCAGGTGCGGTCGATGACCCGCCATAGGCTCGAATGCGTTGCCGTGTGCGGGATTGGTCAACGTCCTGTCCGATCCACACGAACGAGCCGGCATCAGCTAGGAGAGCCCTTTGCAATATTGACGCCGCGTCCTGCCCAGACCACGAAAAGTCGCCGACCTCTGCCGTGAGGATGCGGTGCAACCCATCCGAATCGTACCCGATCCATGAAAACGACCCTGCGTCCGCTTCGAGGAATCGCTGGCCCTGCGGTGCGGTGCCACCAAGCGGAACAGCGCCAAGGGCGCTAACTTGACCCAGCACTTACGGCCACCATTTATTAGCTGTGTAGTCAGCAGGAATAGTGCTCATATTCTTGAGCACGCGAGCCGATATGATGTGGCGGCCGACCCACGACGCCGCCGCGTTTCCGAATGCAAGCGTAGCATGTGCGTCCATTGTGTTGAACGTGTTGTCTGCGGCGATCCAGCCAAAATCAACGTCCGGGTCTGCCCACCTCAGATCGCCTACGATCTTCCCAGAAAGCACTGCTGCTAACGCAGAAATTCTGGCCTTGTCAATGCGTGCCCCAGACATGTCGTCCAGCTGATAGACCACACCTGCAAACGTGAAAGTGCTCGTCCTGCGGTTGCGTTCTGCATCGACGTCGCTGCGGCTTGCCGGAGGCGGCGCATAGGGATCGATTGAAGCGCCGGATTCGAGCAGTGATGCGTAATCCATGTTGCTCGGGTTGCACGGAATAAACCGTCCGTCGCCAGCGTCAATTATGGTGTGCTCGGGGTTCGAGAATTTCATGCTCAAAGCTCCGAGCTGGCGGCCCAGCCACCAATCAGCAGATAGCTGCTTCCCGCCGTCAGCCCGGTGCCGTCGACCGTCATCCGGAACCCCTTCTCGTTGATCGTCCCTGGGAACGTGCTCGATCCGGCCACCCATGCCGAGCCGTTGAAATACTGCCAACGGCCGCTGGTCGTCGCCGCCACGTTCGACCGAAACACGAAGACGGTTGGCGTAGCACGCATCGGCACCTGGAAAGTTACCGGAGCGGCAAAGAGCCGGTTGTCCGGATCCGAGACGCCGCTGGCGTAATAGGACTGCGTGAACGTATAGCCGTCGACCGGTGCAACACCGTTGGGAAAGCCGTTCTGATAGTAGCGCATGCATAGCGCCACCTCTTCCACCGTCGGCCGCGCCTGCCACGCCGTCGCCGCCGCGCCGAGCTCGAGCTTGACGCGCTTCCACAACGTCGGATAACTCGCCGGCGTCAGCGTCACGGCGAGGTTGCCCGTGTCACCAGCCCCGAGCGTCAGCGTCACCGAGCGCCGCCCCGAGCCCGGCGTGATGATGCCCGACACCGAGCCGACCGCCACCGTCAGGT